CCCATCATTTAACATCTTTAAAATATCTAAATTAACTATCTTTGCTGCTTTACCGAATTTACCAGCAGTAGAAGCAATTCTTACTCTAGTTTCTCCTTGATAAGTTCTAGAACTTGCCCTATGAGTACATATAATAGCTATATTTCTATCTGCCAACTTCTGCCAATAAGATTTAGTCGAATTAGGTAGATATGTCCAATAACTAGCCCTGGTTAATACTTGATTACCCATATAGATATGTTATTTACGACATTTTTGTTATATGATATAACCAACCTAATATATCATGAAATATACAAGGATATGTTGTAATAACTACTAAGATAACAGTAAGACCTACAATTACCTTTGTTAAAAACTCATTAATATTTCGTCCTTGTCCTGTAAGATATGCAAATCGTTTATTAACATTTATTGTAGTTAATGTATACTGAGCCGATGCAAGATTTATAATATTTTTATCAAGTTCACTTAATTTTTCTTTTTTTTGTAGCTTAGCAATTACCTCAGTTACTTTAGGTATTAATGCATAAGCACTCCGACATTCTTCATCTATATGTTTTAATTGTTCAGCAACAGAACATCTAAGGTCTGTATGTTCCCAATTTCCGGTTAAATAATCGTATAGTTTTTTCATATAAATTAATCAATAGAATTCAGGTCATCGGAATCTATCTCGTTTGCTAAGAAGAATGCTTTCCTCAAATCATCTATATTGCTGCCTAAAAAATCAATTAACATATCAGTTCTAAATGATATTAGAGCATGCACGAACTGGGTAAATGCTATCGGTTCTCTACTATGCGCATCTGTCCCATAAATCCTGTCAAACTTCTCCTTTGCCAAAGATAATAATTCATCAATATTATCTCTGATGTAATCCACTGTTACGCTTGTTTCTTCATTTATCATAATTTAGTGTAAGCTAAATGCTATATTTCTTAGTTGTATCTTATCTGTATAAGTGAAACACAACTTACATTTGGCACAAGCTCCTTTATCTTTAGTATTTTCTATCTTCCCGTGAGTTTCCGGGCAATTAATAAACTTAATATTGGTAACATCTCTAGGTCCCATAAAAGCCACCCCTACATTATTATATCTATATCTCAATTCCTCATATATCTTTAACCCTTTATCCTTATTTACCGGGTCTAAACTAAGATATACTGCTAAATTTGAAGCCTCAACTAAAATAGGTACAAAGTCAAAACTTCTAGTATATACCCAGAATCTTATTTCTGGGAATGTACTACAAGCTTCGACCATAGCCCTGGCATAGTCTTCGGAAAAGAAATCGCCGGCCCAATGAAGTCTATAATACCAATTCTCCTTCTTATTGTTATCTTTGAATGTTTGAAAAGTTCTAATAAGTAACTCTGTCATTTCTGGTTGGGTTTTTCCCACCAATAATTCAGAATTACTTGTTAAAACTTTTCCCACATTCTTATAAATCTGCACAATCTTGGAAACATAACAAGTCTGGCGTTTAAGCCCATCTCTTATATCCAAACAACCGCCAGGACCACAAGTTGCACCAATACATGTCCCACCATTCTTAGGTGAACCGTGTGTCAATCCAAACGTATTATTATGATTCGGAATAAATCTAACTTTGCTATTATTAGATGGTTTTAAAGTACTTAACATAATTAAAGAAAGCTCCTTAATTTCAGTAATTGAATACTTACTATTAAGGAGCTGCTAAATTAAATCTTCACCTTAGTTGAATTAAGCTTATAAACACCACGTTTAACATTCTCAAGTGCTTTAACTGTTTTACCAGTTTGACTAAGCCAGCTAGTAATCTCTTTAGCTTCTAGTTTAGCTCCAGTAGCAATCTCTTCACTAGTTACTTCCTTATCATGATTATTGGCTAGAAACTCAATCACAGCCTTGGTCTTGGTAGTTAATCTTTGAAATTGCTCAAGCAGCTTCTCCTTCAACTTATCTACATCTACTACTGGAATAGATACTGCCTCCTTCTCTTCCTTCCATTCAGACATAGGCATTGAAGTAACTCTAGCCGGTTCATCTTCAAACCCTTTAGAAAGTTCAGTAATAGGTTGATTAGGATTATCTACCGCAGACTTACCACTAGCTACTTTCTTATTAATGGTTTGGAGTTCTGCTAGTTTGGGGTCAACTATAGTATGAGTACAAGCTTTAAGGTCTTTGAGGTCTTCAGAGACTGTAGTATGTACAATCATGATATTAGGATCAATTTTAATAGCTTCAGCAAATCTTAGGACTTGGGAAGCTAGCTCTTTATAAGCAGCTCTTACTACTTTGGAGTCACTCGATTCTAAAGGAACTGTAAATAGGAGGCTGATTTTATTAGTTGGGACAGGCATAGTTTAAGTTAATTGATTAGGGTTAAATTTGTATATTCCTCTAGAAGTATTTTCTATTGCAGGAATCTTTTTAGCTGTTTGAGATAACCAGGAAGTCAGTTCTTGTTTAGTTATTGAAGCTCCTTGGGCTATCTGGTCTACGGTAAGGTCAATACCAGAATTTTGAACCATATATTTGATTATTGCTTCACTTTTATGGGTTTTCTTTAGATCTTTGAAAATTTGATCTATTAAAGTTTGTTCACCATTAATCTGTGTATTATTTGTTTCTTGAGGTGGGGGCCAGCCAGCACTGGGCGATACAATTATTGGAGCTGATAAATTAATCTGAAGAATAGGTAAATCTTGTCTAATATAATGATAGATGGTTTCAGGATCAGCCTTAATTTTGTCTGCTACATTAAGAAGTTGATTACGTAAATTCTCAACCACTATACCTAAACCTTTGTCATTACTACTAGATACAGTATCTTTAAATGTTATGTATAAAATTGGGTCATCCATAAGAAAAAGCCCCAACAACTAGATGTTATTGGGGCTGAGGTTATTTACTTAACTTTTATAGGCTGGCAAGACTTGAGCAAGATCCATAAATTCGTCAGAAGCAAGCACCAGTCTTACAATCTGATCGAATTCTTCACTAACACTATATTTGGTTGAAGAACCATCACCCTCTACATAAAGAATTTTAAACTTCGAATTCAACCTTATAATAGTATCTTGGCTAGTCCGGATATTACTTTTAATAGTATCAACTCCGTTACTAGAGCTAAATGGATTACATGTTCCATAGTACCCCCACAAAGCCAATGCTACTTTAACATTTTGAGGTGTAAGAATGGTATTCTCAGAAATGAAATTACCTCTATCAAGATAGGTAGCTCTTACTTCACTTACAAAGTCTTCATTACTTAAAAGATCGTCAATTACTGTCAACAAGTCACGTGTATAAGGAGCAGGTACTACATTCTTCTTAGCCTTAGCCTTAACCTTATTCCTGAGCAAAGTACGGTTAGGCTTTGAGTTTGTAGTCTTAACCTTAACTGCAGGCTCAAATGCATTGTTGGTAATATTATCAATTACCTCACTCAGCTTCTCAAAGTTCTCAGTGAAATTTGAATCAGCTGAAGCATAAGTACTTTCTGGCACTGTCCTACTAACCCTATTAGTATTTACCGGAATCTCATTAGTTGAAATCTTGGCTGTACCAGACGCTGACAATACATGCTTTTGCAGGCTAGTAATCAGTTCTTGTGATGCACCAGTCAAGATTACAATGTCGGGGTCAATGGTGCTTTGATTGACACGTTTAGTATTTAGATTAATTATTAACATATAGTTGTTGTTATTATTGTTTGTTGTTTGCTATAGAATCAGACTTATTTCCAATTCCAGCATTTATTATTGAAGTCCCAGACCGTCTCCCCATGAAAAGCCTCCTCCTTACATTTCCATCTATCTCCTACTGACATTTCCATTCCTAAAGTATCACCAGTAGCTATTTTACATTCTTTAGTAAAGTAGTTCTTACAAACTTCAGGAAACCAATTATCTTTCATAACATCTTTATGTACAAGATAATATGCAGCATCATGAACACTATTTACTGGTTTAATCCACTTCATCCAGACCCCTTCTTTAACTAGATAACGTTTCATAGTTACACATATATCCCACATAAACAATGCTAATTCACTAGCAGGTGGAAAAGCCAAACTTTCATTCTTCCAACCAGCCAATATTCTAAAGTCATCACTATCTTCGAAATGGTATTTTAAACCTCTAGCATTCTCTATATACTTATATTCTTCTACTTGCTGCATACATTGCTTCCTAAACTCCATATATTGTGTATATTGCTCCCATGTCTTCAAAGCATATTCGATACGTTGAATAGGTAGATAAATGCCACTTTCTGCATAAATCTCTGCTTGAATAGGCATTGAGGCAGCTAATAGTTCTGAAGTGTATGATACTCTAAATGTAATAGACTTTGCTGACACATATTTAGAATAATCGTTTTTAGTTACATTTGGGTCTTGGAAATACTCTCTAGCTTTGGTTAAATGAAATCCACCACTAAGAATGTCATTTATATATTTAGGGTCTTTACTTAGGAATGCTAATATTCCGAGGTCGGCACTGGCTATGTCGATCTCAGCCCAATACCAATCAGGGTCCCCGGAATAGAATATATGTCTAAGATTACTTGGTATTAGATGATAATTCTTCTTTTGGTCATCTTTACTCATTAAACTATAACCAGGCACAAATATATTAGGGATATTACTTAACACTTTGGAAGCTGGATTCTGTACATTAGGCTTGCTACTACTTCTAAAGTTATCCAAGCATTCATAAAAACTTGGGTGAATCTTGCCATCTTTACAAATAGCCGCCCAATATGAACTCTTTTTGGCATCCTCGTCAGCATCACCTTCCAGATCTGCTTCATCTATTTCTTCAAACTCAGTACCAGTTTTACACAAGAACTTAGTAGCAAATACTCCTACTCTAGTTAAATCTAATAGATTCTTAACTATAATATATTTATCCTGTATTAAGTTATCTGGTTGTGGTTTTTCCAATTCCTTCTCTAGATCGAAACATATAGTACTTAATGATTTACTATTAGTACTAGGAGAATAATGCTTCTTTGTACCTGCTTTTTGTTGATCGTACCAAGCTCTGGGTTTAATCTTTCCTTTTTTAGTATAAAAGGCTGGGGCTAAACCGAGTACTTGATATAATAACTTCTTCTTTTGAGGTGCACTAGCTGGATTAAAATCTGGGAAGATACCAGTTAATCTAGTTTTTAATATATCTTTAAGTTCTTCATATTTAGATACATATTGATTAGTCATTTCTTCCATTTTCACCAAATCTATAGGTATCCCAGCTAACTCCAAATCCATGAAATAATGAGTTAAAGGTAGATATGTATTATAAAAGTAAGTTCTTACTTTCTCTGGTAACTTATCCATACTTTCCTTCATAGCTAAACAAGCAGTCCTATGAGCTACTGCATCACCACCACAATACTCATAAAAGAAATCAGGCTCTAATAACTTTAATTGGGCTAACTCTTCCCACTTCAACCCATGCTTTTTGAGGAGATCTGGCATCTCTTTATAATAAGGTTTATAGTTAGTGAAGTACTTAATACCAGTTTCTAGACCTTTAGGATACCTACTATCTAAGAATCCACAAGCTTTCATACCATCAAAGAATAGAGTGTCATCAGATAAATTAAACCCTCTCAATTTAAGCCTTTCATCATCAACTCTAATATTCCAACCCATTCTTTGTACTTGTGGATGTTCTAATAATGGCTTTACTGTATCAAGTAATTCTTTATTCTCAGTTACACCATCTTTTGAAATATCCAATACAATAGCTACATTAGGTTCACAAGAATACTGAAAAGTATACATGACCTCATCATCAGTCATCTTCTTCCCCTTCCATTCTCCATCATAACCTACTAGGAATGCCTTCTTATCTATATATTCTTGTATAATAACTTTACTTAATTCAGGGTCATCTACTACTAGTTTATCATATCTAGTATAATCCAGCTTATCTTCTATAAATCTTTTAGCTAGAGTAAACACCTCTCTAAATGCAGACCTTAGTGTAGGGTCCTGGCCAACTATCATTCCAGGAGAATAGTTAGGTAACAGCTTGCAGTCATAAGGACAATCTATAATATTGCCTAAATAACTAGTAACCTTGCTTTTCTCTTTCTTAATCCTTTTAAACGGCTCAGCTCCTAAAGTAAGGATCAATCTAGGTTTAACTGTTTTAATCTCAAAATCCAGTACACCGCTACATTGTTCAATCATCTGTTTAGTAGGCTTTCCGGCTGAACCTACATCAAATTTAACCATAGCAGTTAAATAATAATCAGATTCTTGAAAGCCGGCCAAATCCAGGGCTGCTTTAAGTTCATCACCATTATCCCCAGCTAATAAGTTACCAGTTTGTAGAGCATCATAACTAGGATAACTAAGAACTAACATCAACTTGGCTTCGTGATCTCCTGAAGGTTGTATAAATGAAGCTCCAGCTACTCTATATGTATTATATTCTGTTAAAAATTCATCAATTGTCATCATAATTTTATCTGTATCCATTCTCCTTCTACATTAGCATATAAATGTTTGCCTAATTTATAATCTAGAAGTGATTCAATACCTTTAGTAAAGTAAGCTGGATAATTAATAGTGTCAGGTTCATTATCTTTATAAACCTCTCCTTCTTCCGGCTCTAATTCTAATTCATGGTCATCACTATAATACTTCTCAATGCCTTCTTTATCAAATTCGATGAGGAAAAGGGGCTGGTCTATATAATTAATGAAAGTATGTTGTTCAAATTCACTCTGTATATAAATATGTCCCTCTTCCTCACCCAACTTCCTAAAAGCTTCAATTAGTATCTTATTCAACCAGCCTAAATATAACGTATAGTACCTATCCTTAAATGGGCATAAGAAATAGTATAAGGTATCTTCATTAAGTGTTTCTCCCATAAAATTTAATAAGTGACTGGTCTAATACCAGTACGATCTACTTCTGTCATGGTAGAATTTTGATATGGTAAGTCATTAGTAACTAACGTGGATGTTACTGTCATATATTCAAATTCAGTCTTAAGAGTTATTTTAAAGTCAGCTGAATGTCTTATTTTTAAAGGAAACAAGTTTATCTCATCACTTTTATCACCAGCTCTGCCTACACCTAAAACCAAGTCTGGCTTATTTACTATTGCTTTATAACCTTGAATTTCATCTATAGTAAAATATGCCCTAGTCTTGCCTTTAGCTTGATGCTGTACCCACAATACAAATCCTTTACCACCTATTTGTTTATGTGATAATTGGTCTAACTCAGCTGCAGTCATACCTTCAATCTCATAAGTCTGCATATTCTTTCTTATAGGTGCATCTGGAGTTATGAATTGTAATTGATCTAGCATTACTAGTTCTGGTATAAAACCAGTTTCTTCATAGTTTTGTTTTAACAATTCATATAGCAGATTAGGAGTTATAGCACCATCAATCCCCTTTAAACCCATTAAACAGAGATTATCTTTTAAAAATTTTATTTTCTCAGTAGTTAATTCTTCATTAAACTTTGATTCCAATTCTATATTAGCACTACCTTGTCTTAATTGTCTATATGGTATTCTAAATACTCTGGAATAGAATCTTTGGCTTAAATCATCTTCATGCTCTTCACAAGATATATAAACCGCCTTTCTACCCATTTCCGCAGATATACCCACCATATTAGTACCTACAGCTGTATTATGTGTTACTGTAAAATCCCCCAAAAGATAAAGATGATTACCTGATAATTCAAAACCATAATAATCTCTATCGTTTATAGGCTCAACAGTAAAACCAACATGTAATACATCTTTAATCTGCTGTCTTATCCCAGCCCGCTTTCTAATAACTTTACATGGAATTTTATTTACGTGTCCACTTATATTAACTCTATATACTTTACATCTGTATATTGATCCATCCTCTCTTTTCATAGTAGCTATTTTAGGATAACTATATGCTGCGAACCCTAAACTTCTAGCTAAATAAAGAATATCTTGACTCAAACCTTCATACTTAGTTACAACTTCATAAAAGTTATGATGTAGATATCCATCAGTATCTATAATACCAGCTAATAACTGCAACCTATTACTTTCAGAGTTAATCAAATAATCACTAGGAATTCTCTTTTGATTATTACCATTAGCTCTTTTTATTTCATTACGAAATATATTTATTTCAGGTTTTCTACTAAAACAATAAGTAATATCATACTGTCTGACCTTATATTTATTGATTTTAGCCCATTCCATCATTGCACTAATAATTTCTGGATCAGTATTTGTAATCTTCGGTGCTGCTCGTGTTCCATCTCCTATCCAACAACCGAAGATATACGGGTCCATATTCAAAGGTTTAACAGGATAATCAACACCAATTCGATATAATTTAAGACAATCTTTCTTAGTTCTTATTAGAGCACAATAATCCTTAACTGTCATATTAACTATATTTCCCTTACCATATTGATAACCAAAACCACATTGAGTATTACATACTAAACTAAGGATATGAGATTCATTACAAGTCCAAGGTTCCCCCTTAACAGGAATTACCTTATACATTTGCTCACTACCCCTAGCCAAACTAAGTACTTCTCTAGATGTTGAATCATTACCCATTAGTAATTCACCCACTTTAATATCTTCAACATTCTTTATTGAACCGTCATACATTAATATTTTAGTACCTTTTCCATGACATTTACCCCCACCTGAAAATCCTAGCAACATAGCATATTCACTAGATAATAGTCCACCATCCAACTTCTCATCCAGCTTACTTAAACCTGTACCTATCATACTACTCTTAGTCTTGAATATGATACTACTAAAAGGATTCATCACCCTAGGCCTGCTCATAGGAGAATCGCCAGCCAAATCTAAATTGAGTTTATTTAATTCACTGGTTAAGGTATGAACATCATCCCTATACTTATTAATAAGCTTCTGTGCCCTCCTATTCTTTAGGAAAGGTAACAATCTACTATCAAAGAACTCAGGACTCTCCAACAACCTATCTGCATTATAGAAGTACTCAAATAGTTCAAGTGTATTATCTTTTAAACTATCAATTAAAGTTCCATCCTCAAATTTATGTTTTAAGCCATCCAACAATGTATTAGCTGGCACTGGTCTAACATCTATACTATTAATGATATTTACCAGCTCTTTATATACTTGATTACCATAAGTATCATCCAATACTAAATCATCTCCTACAATATTCAATTGTTTAGCTTTATTACTCACTTCCGGAGATAATAGCATATGCCTAATCAACAATTCCGAAAAATCAGCATCGGTTAAAGGCTCAGTAAAATTTGTATCATTCATAATCTAGGTAACCTTGAAAAATCCAATCCCTGACCACTATCTGATTTAATTGTCTTAAGATAGTTTAGCAGAGGTTTATCATTTCTTAACATATTAGTAGCTACATCACTATATACTCTAATAATTTCTTCATCTCTTTCCGTAGATATTAATACTCTAAACCAGGGTAAAAAGTCTAAAGTAGAATTTAATAAAGCTAATCTTTCTTTCCAGCCATTATCCAGGCATTCAGCCAATATTCTACATTGAGTCTCAAACTCTCTATCTATATGTCTGTCAAATTTAAGATATTCTTCAACATAAGTCTTGGAATCTCTAGTATACAGCTGATTTGGAGTCAGTTTAGTATAACCTTTTAATAAAGGAGAGAAATAGACATGAGCTGCTACATAGACTTTTGGCTCTACCTCTAACTCTCTACTAATAGCCAATGCTTTACTAACTGGATTATATAACTGGCTTTTTAAACTCTTAGTAAGCACATAATTACATTGTTTAGCAAATTCATAGCAAAATTCCTCTATTAAAGCAGTATTCGAATTTTCAATGTACATTTATCCTCCATTCATTATCAACTATTTCTTGCAAGATATCCTTAGGTAAGTCATCTGGTGAAGAAGCATCGTATTTTGCTAAATCTATATTTATGGCCTTGGAACTCCCACCTAAATTAATGTTATCAACAAACTTATTAGCCATCTTTTGCGTATTGTCATTATTCTTATCTGAATCTAATAACATAACTACTTCCGGCCAGGTTTGTATCAACTTTAATTGATTCTTGGATATACAACAACCCCAAGTAGCCACACTATTAGGGAATTTTAAAGCTTTCTTAACCCCTTCAACTACAATTACTTGCTTAAACTTTTTAGCATTGTCATAGTTATATAAGTAATCACCTTTATGAAATAGATGGTAGTACTTTACAACATTTTGCAAATCACCATATATAGTACCAGGAATACTTCTCATTTGCCAACCTACCAGACTATTATTAAAGTATACCGGGAATATAAGTCTCTCAGCACTAGTAATATATGTTCTACCATTATGAAAGTTCCTACCACCTTCAAACGGCACAAACACTATCTTGTATTCATTAGCATAAGTATCCAGGTCTCTCAATTCATCTTTATACAAGAATTGAATTGCTGGATGATCTTCTGCTAATTGATTGACTGGAATAGCATGATTATATGGAAGAACCAGAGATAGTTGGTTTATTTCTCTTACTTCTTCCTTTTCTTCAATTACTAGATTAGAAGGTATATAGTAACCATCTACCAGAGTTGCTACATCCTGTTTAATTCCGCAAATGAAACAACCACTATTATATCCATTTGCTGGCACATATCTTTTCATTTTATTCTTATTATGAGGTGCACAGGTAGGACAAGGGATATAAAACCAATCTCCACTAACTTTAACCTTATTATATTTAAGCTTAAGTTGTTGTTCCAATATTGTGTTCATTTATCATAATTCTTTTAATTCTTCTTTATTCCAACTCCAATCTATTTCTTTAGGAGTATTTACTATCTTAACTTTCCAACCTTGTTTTTCATAGATAGCCATTCTTTTCATGGCCATATTTTCAAGCGTTTCATTGTGGTTATCTAGAAAGTCTATTAAGAAAAAACCTTCTTTATCTGGAGCTGTTCTTGCCCCTCTATAAGCTTCCTGTAATATTTCTACTTCACTAGTTCCACCACTAGCTTGAATTACTACTCTAATTTCAGGCAAATCACAACCAGCTTTCAAAGCATCTGTCGCAATTAGGTGTTGATATTTTCCTTCTCTAAAGTCATTCAAATTTTTATCTTGAGTCTTTACATTTAAAGAAAAGGCTCCAAATTCCTTACCCTGACCCCTATGTACATAATTAGTACCAGAAGGCATGAAATTGTATAATGGAATTAGATGGTCAGCAATATGATCTACAAACGTCAAACTCTGCCAATTGTTAGGAATGGAACTACAAATTTCACCTATCAACTTATTCCTAACCTCATTCTTTTTTATACCTCTAATCAGCTTAGCATCCATACTATCTCCACTAAATCTAGCAGAATCTGGAACTCTAACCATATATACATTACAAGGAACTACAGCACCGGCAGCTTCAGCATCAGCGTAAGGGAAATATATTAATCTTTCACCAAATAAACCTTTTAACAGTTTATCAGCGCCATTAAACAAGTTTTTATCTGTAGCTGTAAACCCTAACATTCTGACTGGGGTAATACTACTTAATGTAGATACCGTTGTCTCACCAGTAGTACTCTGTATCTCATCCATTATCAATAACTTACACTTCTCTAATGAAGCATTTTTTAATGATTTATATGTAGTTATAGTAATATCATTTGAAATATCATTAAAACCACCACCTACTCTACCTATATGCTTGTTAGGAAATAGCTTAGTAAATTTAAGATAAGTTGTATCAAATATAGTTTTTAACGGCATAGCTATAATAGTTGGACCTATTTCTTGAAAAGCAGCATAAGTACAAGCCATTAATATAGTTTTACCAGCACCACCAGCTGCACAACAAATACCGTTACCTGCCCAAGCTTTATACAAAAACTCAACTAACAAAGGAATCTGATAGTCTCTTAAGCCAGTACTGTCTATACCATCCCAGTTAATATCTCTTACTGCTGCTAAGTTGGGTTCTTTAACAAATGTTCTACAATCATCTACTACCAGAGTATCATTCTCTGATTCAATTAACTTAGAAACTTTGTCAAAAAACCCAGCAAAGGAGATAATACCACTTTCAGGAGCTGCGGTGTACAATTCTTTCTTTTCGAATTTGTTAACTCTCTTATAGCCTTGTAAACCAAAGCTCCTGTGTGAATATTGTAGATAAGATGTTATATAACTAGGTGCTGGGTCTATTAAAATAGCTCCATCAACTCTAGTTATATTAATGTTCATCTTTATCTTTATTATGTTTAAACAGATTGACTAACGTTTTTCTCTTATCAGAATACCATAGAATATGTCTAACCAGGAATCCTACAATTATTCCAGATAAAAACATATAATCAAACTTCTTCCCAAACCATCCGCATAAGCTTGGTTTTCTTATGTAGATTTCTAGCTGAGGCTTTATTATAAGCTATTCTATGCTTTCTAGGTGAGGCTGTTTCTTCAAGCCCACTACTAGAAGCAATTTCCCTGTCATTTACTAGTTCTTCGTAAACCGGGTTCTTAGACCATTTACCATTGTTTCCTTTAAAGAAAACGCCATATATATTAGTTGTTATTTTCATAATTAATTTACCATTCAGTTTTGAATTCACATTGTTTGTTTTTCCCTTCCCCGAATTCGTTGAGGATATACCCAATTATCTTCTCTCGCCAGCCTCTAAACTCTTTAGGCAAGTCTTTGTCTTCATGATTAAACTTACATATATCCAAACTATCTTTATCAAAATAAATAGTACCTCCATTAGAAGGATTTTGAGAATCACATATATAATGCCAGAAATCTAGATAAGGTTTTGTATTGAACGTACTATAACTAGACTTGGCATAATTACGGGATTCAAAATCATACTTCTTCTCCAAATATTCTATACACTCACTCCAATCTAACTGACTTACAGTTATTGGTTTTGGTTTCTTCATAATTCTTTCACTTTATTCATAATTCCATTAATTGGTCAACTACTGTGCTCAAACCAACATCATGATCTATTACTATAATTTGATTGATAACCTTTTGTTTTCTAAGTTCATTAATCAAATTAAAATAATTTTGCCTATTCACTTCACTCAAATGATTTGTTCCTTCATCTATTATTAGAATAGGGAACGCTTTGGCAAACATTCGATGCAAAGCCAGTCTCAAACTTAACCCAATCATTACCTCTTGTCCACCTGAAACAGTGGGTAGTACTCTCTTAGCACTATCACATAGCCTAATCCTAAACCCGTCTTTTACTACTATAGTATAAGGTAGATCAAAGTAATCCAGATAGTTAGAGATATAGCTTTGTACATTATCCATATAAGTTTCAATCAGTTTTCTTGGAAACTTATGAACTGCAAACATATCATAAACAGCATTCAACTTATCTAAGTAGGTTTTCCTCCTAATATTATAAGTATGATTATTCTGGCTAAGAACTATTCTAGATTCTAACAAAGTCAGCTCATGTTCTAATTTACCACTAATTAACTGTAGATTAGCTATATTATCTTTAGTAGTATTATTATTCTCTATAACTTGTTGTAATATAGCTAATTCCTCTTCTATTGATTTCTCTCCATCATAAATAGCCAGATTGTTTAACTTTTCATTAATTACTCTTATTTCAGCATCAAGTTCGATTAACCTATTATTAGCTTTGGTCAATTCACCTTCTATATCATGCCTACCATCTAATAAAGTTTGAGTATTAGTATGTTCTTGTACAGAATAAGTAACTTTTTTAGTCCTGGCCAGCTCTTGTTCTAGATAACCTTTTCTAGATAACAAAGAATCATATTTAGACAATTCAATATTCAATCTTTGAACATCTTTTAAATCTACTTGATAACTTGTATTAGCTTTATTAATTTTTCTAGTCAATTCATCTTCAGTAACTTGTAGATTAATTAACAAAGGTTGAACATCCGATAATGCTTGATAACAAGTAGGACAATTAGCATGACCCTTTAATTGTAATAAACTGTTTTTCTGTTTCAAAACTTCTTTTAAATCAGCATTACATTCGAGTAGATAATCATAATTACTAGTTTTCCTATCTTCAGCAACTATAAGCTCACTCCTTTTCTCTGCCAACAAATTTAAATCTATATTTTTAGTTATAGCATCCAGTTCAGATATTATAGATTGACTCCTGTTAAATACTGATCTAGTTTCAACAAATTCATTAAGTTTATTGAGTAATTCCAGGCTAGACTGGTAATTTTCTAAACTACCTTGAAGATCGATAATAATTTGATGTAATTGACTTACTTCTACTTCATATAAGTTTTTCTGATTTTCTAATTCCGGCCTTTTATCCAGGTCTGTAATACACTTTTCAAGAAAATTAATCCTATCCTGGAAACACTTTAAAGTATGTTCATCTACTAATTCAATAGTATATTCTTCTATTTTGGCCAATGCTTTATTACGTTCGATAGCTACGTTAGTCTGATCTACAATAAGTAACTGAACGTCTTCCTCTAATTTCTCTGGTGGGCATACTTTTATATAGTTATCCCAAACTGTGTTTCTTATTTTATCAGTATTAGGAACCATGAATATTTTTTGAAATATTTTTTCTCTGACCACGGTTTCATCACTGAATAAACTTTGAATTTCACCTTGTTTAGCTACTATAACATTATTAAAGATAGTGCTGTCTATTTGTAACAAGTCATTCCAAAGCTGATTAACTTCAGTAGTCTTATTATAAACAACATCATCATAAGTTAATATAACTTTAGAGCCGGTTAAATGTCTTTCTAGTGTACCTTCCTTTCCATTTAATAAGAACTTACCCTTAACCCAACCTTCAGTTTCTCCTAATGTAATACAATCTGATTTCTTTGGTGTATCAATTTCCCCAGTAAATAAGAAACAAATGGCACTTATAATACTAGATTTACCACTAGCATTACCTCCCACTATTCCTACTACACCAGATTCAAAAGCTAAAGTTTTGTTTCTATGCAGCTTATAATTATGTAATGTTAATTCTAATAATTGCATTATTGTATATTCATAAATAAGGGTCTAATAGTCTATCTCTACAATCTATAAACGGTCTAACTTCTGGTATATATTTCTTATCATCAATCCAATCACCATGATAACTACAACTACTACAACTACTACAATCAATACAACTTCTACAATTACTACAATCTCTACAACTACTACAATTAATACAACTACTACAATAAATACAATCTCTACAACTACTACAATCACTACAATTATTACAATAGCTACAATCTCTACAATAACTACAATCAGTACAATCACTACAACCTATACAATCACTACAATTACTACAATTAGTTAGAGTAGGTGAATAGATAGTAGCTGCTTCTTCAGTATTCCAACTATTATTGTTTTCATCATACCATCTATTATCTCTTTTTGTTATTGTCATAGATTTCTTTTATTTTCTTCTATAATTGATCTAAATATTCTAGTAGCTTCTTTCCAATCTTCCAATGCTTTAGCTTCATATTTATCTGGAGGATAATCAATATAATTAACTAGTCGATCACCTACTACAATAATCCGTTCTATTAAATCATAATCATCTGTGTTCATAGTTCCATATCCAATCTCCTATTAATGAACATTCCCTCATCATATTCTTTATTAGGGTTGTATATTCTTAAACCAGTCACTCTACTTAACTCTTTATCCACATCTATAATAACTGAAATGCGTGGTTTATATATACTAATAGGAGTTGGTATTGTATTAAATATATTACTTAAATCAATATTAGATGGAGTATGAATTGAACTTTGTATAACTGGCATCACAGTTCGTCTACTATCCCATTCAGTTTGCCACACCTCTATCTGAGCCATTAATGCATCAGTAGTTATATCTTCTGAAGTAATTATACCTCTTCTTTGTGCTTCTTCTCCTAACTCTATTAACTTACCTTCACAATATACTCTATAATTCGGCTTAGTATCTGTAGCTAATATAGTCTTGCGTAAGTACCGTAATGCATGTTTAACGTGGCTATTTTCCATTATACTATAAGGTATTTCACCAGCATCTTTTGTTTTCCAATAACCCGGCCTGCTCATAATTCATATTTGGCTTTAAATTGGTCTAATGTGTCTTTGACATCATTATTTAACAAAGATAAAGATAAGGTATATAAATCCTCATCCCCATCACAGCAAGAATGTAGAGCTTTTTCAATTTTAACGTCAGTAGTAATATCTGATCGACTAGTCAGTACTTCTTCACATTCATCATTTGTTAACGAACCAATTGGATGTTGTTGTAATTTAACCAATGCCGCTTCATATAAGGCTGTTAATTTATTTATATAAGGGTCACTATTATTGTCCCAGTTTATTTTCAAAACTGGTTTAAATTTTTCTTTATTTATCCATTCTAACTCAGCTGAAACATCAAAATTTACAGCTGCCTCTCCTTGAAAATTAATTTCTTTCCAGGCTCTTCTTTGCTGGAATGGAAGTCTAATTAGATTCTTTCCATCACAATATAACACTGACTTTACAGTTCTAGACTCAGCTATATCCGTTATACCCAAACTACCAGTATAACCTACATAAGCCTCTCTATTAACACCATAAGCCTTGGTTTCAGGACCGGAATGAATGTCTCCAGCTATTATACCTTGTAAATTAGGGAAATTCTTAAATAACTCAAGTTTATTGAAATCTATTAGTTTCTTGGGTTCTGCCATCTTGAATAACTGTGGAAATTGACAATGTAGGAAAATCCACTTAATATTTTCAGGATTTTTATCTCCTGTAAGAGCTGTAACTAATTCATCGACAGTTACATAAGAGTAATCAAAATAGTCCAATCCAGTAAAAGATGGTTCTATAGTAACTGGTAGAATATCACTAATTCTTATCCAGGCTTCACCTTTTAAGGGCTTATCATGATCTCCTGCAATTCCTATCAGTTTAATGTCATGTAAGGCTAATTTTGCCACTAATTTAGCTATGAAGGCTATAGTATGTGGTTTGGTATAATTATTATCCTCAAATAGATCACCAGCAATAATTAAATACCGTACATCTTTTTCAATAGCTAATTCTACTAGTCTCACAAAATTATCTCGTAAATCTTCTTCAAGTTCAGGGAAATTATACAATTTCTTACCTAAATGAATATCTGCACTAGCTATAAAAGTTGGGCTGGGTTTGTTTAAATTAAATACTATTTTTTCACTCATAAATAAAGAACTATACTACAAATCTGGTTCCAGTTTTCTATCATTAATATCTATTTCCACCCTAATAGTTGGTTCTTGTCTATCCTTAAATTGGGCTGCAAAACTTATCTTATTACTCAGATCATAAATTGATTCACAGTAACTACAATCTCTACAATACCTACAACTAATACAATCTCTACAATCATTACAATCAACACAATAACTACAACTACTACAATTAATACAGCGACTACAATTATTACAACTACTACAATTACTACAACCACTACAATAACTACAATCACTACAACTAATACAACTAATACAATGACTACAATAACTACAATTAATACAATCACTACAATCTCTACACCATATACAATTAGTTAGGGTAGGTGAGTATAGAGTAGCTGATTCTTCAGTTATCCAACTATTATTATTTTCGTCATACCATCTATTACCTCTTTTAGTTATTTTCATAAGAATATAAATTGAGGGAGGTAGACAAAATAAATGCCTACCTCCCTCTACTACTTACAACCTAGATTCAATGACTCTAACTTCTTCTTTAATCACTGCATCCCGGTTAGGTCCATGAGCAATCAACTCATTTTCAGGTGTTCTAGCTTCCCATTCCTGACTAGTTTCATTAAACTCAACATTACTAGCTCTGGTAACTTTCAATTTACCCAGATTCATGTTCATTAACTTATCAGAATAGACAGCAGAAATAACACCGTCAGTACCTACACGAATTTTCATTCAGTGATGGTATTTTCGAGTTTAATCTGTTCAGGGTCTTCATAAGCACTGGCATTAGTAGCCCGAGACTTCTCGTCTACAATACCCAACGCCTTTTCGATACCTGAAGTAGTTTCCAGACAACTAGTGCCTGCTCCCTTAACGTCCATGACAGTAACGTTACCGTCTTTGGCAATTTGGAAGTGAATTTTTGGTTTGTTCATATAAATATTACTTGGTTTTTGTGGATGTTAATTTTTGATGTTTCGATGTTAGTGATATCTTTTTCACACAGGATGCGGAATCTTACTCTAGAAGTATGTACTCTAGGAGCTATCTTCTTATAATATACTATTGTTTGTACACTAGCAGCCCAGACATTATTAACTTCATCTAATTGACGCAAAGAATTGTCAACCAGTTTAATACTTTGTGCTGGTGGCTGTTCAAACAAGAAGTAATTAAGAATTAAATTAGCAACCCTGCTCTTTAACTTATCAGACAGGCCAACTTCATATTTTTTGTGTAAAGGCTTGGAAGGAGCATGAGTATTACCCCATGCTCCTTGCTGCCCCTGCTTCTGTGTAGCAGTATTCACCATAGCTTATTCAGCGTAAATATCGACAATGCCATTTTCCTGGACATGCCGGGTCGCAACATAGCCTTCATAAGCTAGTTTGTCTTCAATGACACAGCAACCATACTCCTGCTTCAATGCTTCACAGTTACTACCCAAAGTCTTGGAGATGCTACCATCATAGAAATCACCGTACAGTTCGATTTCTCCGGTAGTCTCGTTCAACTTCATTCCGATATCATATCCATTATTGGGGTTTTTGGCCACCATTGGATAAACCTCATTTCTAGCCGGGTCACTAGGATAAGTGTTGATTTTGCTGTCGTTTTCAATCTTCCAACCGAAATGTGTAAGCGCTCTTTGAAAAGAGGTCATGAATTCGGTTTTGAATTGAGTGTTGATTTTTACAGTGTGTGACATATGTTATTTATGTGTTGTTTATTGTTGAATTTCAATTAATTTTTTTACTTCATTAACCAACAACTCATCCATTGGTTGTATAGCTAAATCTGTTATTCTATCTGCTTTGTTGTTATCGTAAATATCTGCTTCTAACGTTATTCTAAGCTTTTCTTTAGGCACTACGAATACCTTGTTCTTTTCCTTACTAGTATCACCTTTAAAGACATAAGTTTCAACTCCTTTTTCTATTGATTTTGCCTTACTACCGTTATAATCAAAAGAAGCATTATTTAGAATTGCCACTGCTTCAAAAAGTGGAATACTGACAATTTCTGTCTTACCTGCCAACTTAATATATACCATATCTAACGGGTATGGCATTCCTTCAAATATTACCATAATTCATAGTTCATCAAAATCCAATCTTCTAGTATACTCACCGGTCAAGGTGTCAATATCACTAATGGATTTTGCAGTTTCAAGGGTAGTATTAATGGCTGTATTAAGCCTTTGCACAATCTCAGCGTCTGATTTAAAATCAGCTCCAGAACTAATCAACTTCTTTACAATAGCCAGATTTTGTTTAACTTTCTGGTCATCAAGAAAATCCAAGGCATCAAAACTATCAATAGCTGCCTTCATTGTCTTTAAATTTGCACCAGAAATAACTTCTCTATTTTGTATCTTTTGCGCCATCACTTCGAAAGTCTTTACTATCTCACCACGCAACGCCAAAGTACTCTCTTTAAGAAAGGATTCCATTTGCGTTAAATGATGCTGATATTGTTCTTTCATTAGTGCCTCATATTTAGCTGAGGCCTTTTCAGCTGCTAAATTTTGAGCAATAATTTCCGTCCTTGTCACCTTATCCATCTTCTTCGGAAATGCTACTTCATACAAACTTATGCTAAAATTATACCTGCTTCTAACTTCACTTATAGGTAGATAACAAGGTAACAGATTATCTTCATAATCCGGGTACTTGTCCAGCATTTGTTGTTTGTATACTTCGTAATTAGTAATAAGATTATCAACTTGCTTGAAAAACTCGGCTCGGTACTTATCCAATTCTATACTAACCTTCTCTAACAGCTTGGTGGGGACAAAATGAGCATCAGCTATTGGATATTGATGTGAATTGTGGATCAAGTATGCCCTGGCTGCCGATTCTATTCTTGAAAAAACCAACCTAACTTCATCAGTAAAAAGTGCTTTCTTTCCAATAGTCACAAATGCCGGGATTTTACTATCTTTTTCCTCGATTCCTAAATCCTTGGTATCTGCTCCTACCATCATACTCCATTTACTGACATGTACTTGTACTAATTTTCCTGATTGAAATAAGTTTCTAGTCCGTTTCTCCAAATCAGGCAATGCTACATTCTTCATAATTAATCAGGTTTTTTATGTGCTATAAGATTAAGTCTTACCACTTTTCCGTTTTCGAAGTAGGCGGAAAACTCTATCCAACCAGTATAATCTTTTCCAAGAGCTTCATAAAAACAAATCTCTCCGGTAAAAATAACTTGTTCCCACCGTCTATTAACCTTGGCACCACAACCTATGAATCCTCGCAACCCCTTTAATTCTTCTGGAGGTTCTTGGTCAGGATGATTTTTAATCCATATACCTCGTTCACTCTGATCTTCTTGATCATAATTCTCATACCAAAGTGTGCCGTCCTCCCTAATCTCGTATAAATCACAAGCTTGGGCAGGAGTATCTTTGGTTTGAAATGTAGTATTTTGAAACTCAGTGACTGGTAATGGATATTTGCATTTTATTTGATCGAACATTCCCATAAATAGATAGGGGAAGCTAGTTTAATGCTAGCTTCCCCATATTTTTAGTTAAACGGATCTAACGCTCTGTCTTCACCGTTACCTTCAGTTCTTCGCTTAGTTTCATCCATGGTAAACATTTTCACTGAACCACTAACGCTAGCAACTCTGAGCTTGCCCACCGCCTTCTCCCGCATAGCATCAATATCAACTTTGGACGTAACGCTGATTGGTTGAGTACTGTTAATCTCATCCAGCAAGTCAGTGTTAGTGAATTCCTTACCATCTTTATCAAACCGGTTAAACATGGCACCTTTGATAACTTCTTCAATTTCAGCACCAGTAAAACCTTCAGTCTTCTCAGCAAGTTTAGCCAGGTTATACTTGGCTGGCTCTCGAAAATACCGCTTAATTAACACATCAAAGATCGATATTCTCTCAGCTAGTGTAGGCAAGTCGACCCAGAATACATCATCAAACCTGCCTTTACGAATAAACTCGGGTGGGAGTTTAGTATGATCATTAGTGGTGGCTATAACAAATACGGGAGATTTGTGATCACTCAACCAACTTAATAGTGTAGCAAACGTACGAGAAGATGTACCTGAGTCACCAGCACCAGATACTGCATTACGATTCAGACCTTTTTCAATTTCGTCGATGAACAACACACACCGTCCAATACTATCAACTGTTTCAATTACTCTACGGAAGTTTTCCTCGCTTTCACCCACATACTTACCAAATAAACTTCCTATATCTAACTGAAACAACGGAAAGCCAAACTGATTTGCAGTGGCTTTGGCAATTGCTGTTTTCCCTGTTCCTGGTATCAATTTTGTTATCGTAAAGGCTTTTTATCCTCTACTTCTATGGCTTAGTATCTTACGCACATAGTTCGGCATATATATTCAACCTATTTCTAGGTTGCAGCGGTCTCTTGGTGGCTTATTACATCCACTATGCTCTGCCCCTGGTTAAATAGAATAATCTATAGAACCTTCAGGTCGGATTCCCTCATTTTTAATAGGGTCCCCGATTTTTTCCGCTGTAAGCTTCGCTCCATTACTAGAGCGACCGGCATAAAAACTAACGAATATATTATTTACCATAACCAAAGGTATTCGTCAATTTAATTCACCAGCCAGTAGAACTCCCTTAGGGTACGGCAAATGATAATCTCTAGCTTTCTGACTATAAGCTTTAGATCTCACTTCTGTCCATTTCTTCAAGCCATCCAAACCACCAATATGCTCATAAGTAATATCAGATTGTTGATATTGTAACTGACCACCACGCTTGACTTGTTTAACCTTCTCGTTAAATACACTAAGGACGAAAGAAGCATTAAATTCATGATTCTCAATAATAGCCAAACTTACTGCATCATGAGCTTCACTAAATGTAAGTCCTTTCAGAGCTTCAATAGTAGCTTGCTTAATGTCAGGATCAATCTTCTTTTCCGGCTCACCCTTCTCCTCATTCTTTTTATTAAAGATGGCTACTACGGACATTAAAATACCCTCTAATTGCTTTTCATCAGGGAGGTGGAAATCCAGAATTTGAATCTCCTTCTCCAACTCTACAGGAATCTTAATGATAGGAGATATAAACACCAACATATTTCCCTTACACTTCAAATCATCAATGGCATTACGAATAGGCCGGACTTGCCCAGGAGCTTCAATATAAGGATGGAAATCCTTCATAATGATAATATTCCGTCCAGTTCCATTAGGCAACGCTTTAATGCTCTCAATTGCATTAGTCAGGCCATAATCCTTGGGTCCTGCATTAGGTCCTGTACTTGTGCCAACACCACCTTTAACGGATTCAAAGTTGTTAATAACAGACTTGTCAGCATTTTTAACATATTTCTCCAACAATCTCTTACAATCCCAACTATATATGGTTATTTGTTTAGCATCAGCAACCGCATTAATGATACTTCTGGTTACTCTGCTTTCTTCGTGAGTCCTGATCCAAAGGATGGGATAACTAGCACGAAGATAGTTCTTAAATTTATCTTCAAACGATATCTTTTGCATTTTACTGGTTTATGTTTAGTAGTTGTGTTATTTCGTTATTCAGTCCAGGATCGGTTTCCTGGGCCAAAAGTTTATGAGCTATTAATTGTGCTGGTTGTAATCCACTGCAATCATGGTTTTCTAACAAATCGACTCTATCTATTTCAATCTCCTCATTCTCCAATTCTGGGGTTGAGGAAGTATTAAGCTTTTCCAAATCTTCAAGATAAACTTCTACAGCAGCATCATTGAAGTTTATTACAGCATATTCTTCTTTTACAGATAAAACCTTGCCTTGTTTACCGTATAGAGTAGAGAATATATCATCAGCGAGATACCGTTGAGCAAAAACAACGGTATCTCCTTCATTTATCAGATTTTTTGACATTCGATTTAGCGGCAGAGTTTAGTATAGGTGCAGTATTAGTTTCGTACACTCCTTTAATTTTAGAATGTTTTTTGGGTTTGGATCGAGAATTGTATTTTTTAGCAGATCTTGACATAAGATGTAAAGCTAGTTAAGATTAGTTGTTATTTGAGTAAGATGTTTAAAAGTGACAGGATTTCAATTAAGCATAGTTTAAGAAAATGAAAACAAATAGAAAGACCTAGATCTAAACTATCTACTTCATTAACCTTATGCTTTCTATCCATAATATATATCAGCAAGCGGCAGCGTTGTTTAAACAGACGGATCAAAAGTCACGATTTCTAGCAAGACAGCTGCTATTCTTGAATAGTCCTCTATCCAAGCTCGTAGAACTTTATCTATATAACAACGAAGGACAGCCACAAAAGTTGGATAAATTCCCAATGATGCGGTCTATCTATGACGGACTACCAAGAAAGTTATTATTAAAGTGTTCAAGAAAGACGTTAAAATCAACGTTAGTCAGTAATATGATAGCTTTGAATTTAGTTCGATATAATTACTATCGAATGATGTATGTTGCACCTAACGAACAGGCTACAAAAAGATTTTCACATGATTATTTAACTGCCAGATTTGCCAGCCCACCACTACAAAAGATCATCAGCAAACTATCTAAAAATGATGTCTATGTTAAGGAAGTAGCTGATAGTAATAGTAATATCATACTAACTTATGCTAGTGAGGATGCATCACGTACTAGAGGTCCCGCTACGGATTCCAACATCTTCGACGAGTGCCAGGGGATGAATCTGGATATTATACCAGTTGTAAATGAAACCATGGCTATTAGTCCAATTAAACGAGAAACATATGCTGGTACTCCTCTTACTACAGATAATACTATTAATACTATCTGGAAGAAGGGGCATCAAATGGAATGGATGACTAAATGTGAAGGCTGCAATCACTGGAATTCACTTACAGAAGCTAATGAGCCTCTAAAAATGATTCTTAAACAAGGGTTGAGTTGCAGTAAGTGCAGCAAGCTTCTAAATACTAATATAGGTCAGTGGATTGACTTTAACCCAGGGGAACATGAATTATATGGATTTCATCTAGCTCAACCTATCCTACCATATTACAATCAAAGAGAAAAGGATTGGAAGGAAATATATAATAAGGTTCATAATATAGATAGTAACTATAGTGTTCTACAAGTTTACAACGAAGTATTTGGTCTGGCTTATGATATTGGTAGTAAACCTATTACTGAGGAACACTTAAAATCATTATGTGTGCTAGGTCCAATGAATACCATCTATCAGCGTAATGCAACTAGATACCAGTATATAGTTGGTGGTGTTGATTGGGGAGTGAATCCTGAAAGCTCCAGAACTGTGTTTACATTAATGGGTTTAAGACATGATGGTTATCTAGAAGTGTTCTATATCAGGATTTTTAAGAATACCGACTATGAACTCCAGATAAGAGAGATTGCTGACATTTGTAGGGTATATCAGCCAACTCTCTTCACTGATTCCGGACCTGACCCGATTAGAGGAAAAATGCTGGGTAACTTATATAATAGCTCAATGACACAATTAGTAAGTTACCGTGAAATGAATTTAACTCAATATACAGACTTTCCACCTGATGCTTTGGATTGGAGCCAGACTAGATGGTGTCTTAATCGAAGTGAAGTAATGAGTTTCACCTTTGAACTAATAAAGAAATCCAAGATACTATTACCTTGCTGGGAGGATAGTAGTGAGGCTTGCCAGGATATTCTTTCTATATTTACTGAAGTTAAAGAAGATAACCTTAGAAGCAAGATATTTTACAGACACCGTGACCCTGATGATGCATTTCATTGTATTACTTGGTGTGCTTGTGCTGCTCATCTCTGGAATGGTAATAGCTTCTTTACTACTCACAATATCTAAATGGTTGTAGTTTTTGATTGATTAGACTTTGAGATTTTAGGAGTCTTTACTACTCTATGAAGCCCTCTTGTTTCATTTACTATTCCTTCTTCAGGCCAGATACTTACAGTAAAATACTTATCTTCAGGAATATCACAATAACTACGAACTTTACTATCATTAACTAGAGGATTTGAAATATACTCTTTAAACTGAGCTGGAGTGAGTTTCTTCATTTATCATTCAATCATAGTTCCATCTCTAATACCTTTTTCGATATTTCTACCTCTCTCAATCCCTAACTCATAACCAAGAGAAAAAGAAAGGAAGTCTATTTCAATCTTAAGGTTATCCCATTGTCTTTTTAGTTCTTTGTGTTCAGTTTCAAAACTGATCTTCTTTAGTTTCTTTGTTTTAGTACTCATATTGTTTAGTTATTCCATCTAGGAATTCGTTGTAACCTACCAGTTTTGGGATTAAGTTTACGCCTAATATCTTGGAAATAATTGAGATAATCCACTGGATTTTTGTATTCACTCCACTGTTTGATAAAGGCAAGTGCATCCTTTGGACGCTCAAAAAAGAGAGAAAAGGAAATCTGATCTTTCACATTGTATTGGTCTGTGCCTACTCCCCATCCTTTAGAAAGGGATAACTCGGTACGTCCTTCCATTTTGCAATTTTTGTCTTTGACATTCGCATCTAACCATTGAACTACTTCTGGTTTGAGACAATAAACGTCTTCCATTCTCTTTCGTCCAAATTCATCTACTTCAATCTGAAATTTATCTAATATAGTATTCCAATCAGTTGTATTCTTACCAGCATATATGTCTTCTCTACAAGCATACTTTTCCATACTAACAATCACTTGACAGTCATATACACCTCCCCAAATAGAATCAAAACACCAGCAATGATTAATTAAAACATTCATATTTAGCCTCCTTCAATCATAATTCCATCAGTTAAACCTTTTTCAACCTCTCTACCTCTCATAAATCCAATATAATAAGCATCTGTAAATAATTGAGCAGGGATGATGTTACAAGGATCTTTATCTTTAGCATACTTCTTCCAATGTTCATCTAGTACAACCTTTTCAGTATCAGAATTAATCTTCTTTGGTTTCTTTGTTTTCATATTCTTATTTTAGATATATCTTCTCAATTTTTTCAGACCCAGTAAGTCTATCAATAATTAAATACTCAACATAGTTACGTTGAAACTCTGAACCGGGAATTCTGAGTCCTGTATAGCCACAACTTTTAAACCACTGCTCACTACCCCTAGCATGAATAGTTTTCTTATAACGATTGAAGAGTCTGTCCCATAAATTAAGTTTTTCAGGTAGATGATTACTCATATTTGTTGTGCTTGAAAGAATTCGAATCTTTGTCCAAAACAGTATTTAAACTGGTTTGTGCATTCCAATCTGCCACAAGCACATTAGAATGTTATTTGAACTTAGATAAGTATTCTTCGATTTTTTGTTTTTTGTTAGTATAGATTTCAGCCAATGCAGCTTGTTTTTCTGACTGGCTGTCTAAATAATGCTCAGTAGTTATATCAGGCATTATTGCGGAAGGAAATTCGTTAGGAGCTGAAATTAAACCATATTCAGAAAAAATAATACCAGCATAAGCATTTACTTCATCTGAGAAAATAACTTCATCTCCCATAAATCCAGTTCTGATAGTTTGAATCTCAGGCAAAGCTGCTATAATCTGCTCAGGATCAATAGGAGAGAAAACATCATAGTCAAAAGGTTCACCGTTTAACCCATGAACACAACTATTAAAAACATGCCAATCATTTTCAAATTGATTGGTTGACATCACTATAATAGCTGCCTGTAACTTATCTGATTGAATAGGAGATAGAGTAATATTAAAATCATCTCTAATCTCAGTAACTAGAATATCAGGGTTCCAATCAAAGCATTCAGTACCGTAATGATCGAATATTGCAGCTAATAGTACTGAAGCAGGACTAGAACTATCTTTTAAGACTAAGATAGAAGCGTCAAACATTTTAAAGTGCGGTTATGCCGGATAGTTCTTTAAACAGCTCAAAATCTGAACGAGGGACAGTAGGCAAGACATCCATTAATTCATTGGCATTCTTTGGGTCTAATCCACAATCAAAAGCCTTGTCATATATATCTTTGGATACTTTCTGCAAATCATTTATATGATAACAACTACCACCAATTTTGACTACATTCAGCATATCAGCAATTTTGGTCAAATCTAGTGTCATGGTTCGATCAACTAAGTCTCCCATCTCCCTATATAATAGTGGTTTTTCATATACTCCAGCTAATTTTTCTATATTATAAGCTTCACTACAAAGTTCAAAGGCCTCAGTCTTGGAAGAGATATTAGCTGCCTTCTCTATAATAGGTTGATACTTAGTTTGATACTCTTCACTCAACCTATGCATTCTTCCAGCTAGGGTATCAGAAAATTCCCTGGTATCTGGATAGAATAGACCGGCATACTTACAAATCAAATCAGGTAAATCCTCGATATTCTGTTCCACAGCCTTCTCAACGAAAGCTGAAGCTATTTTAGTACGCCAATTAAATGGGTAATTGTTTAGATTCTTAACAAATTCTGATGCTTGAAATTTAAGATCTTCAGCAGTCTTATAAGGAAACAAATCATATTCATTTCCACCAATCTCAATAGATACTATGGACTGTTCAGTATAATCAGCAGCTTGTTTAACATCCAGACCACCATTATAATTAGCAATGTCATCATAGATATCAAATATCTGAGCAGCTTTAACAATTCTGACACCTACCTCATTAATATACTTTTCACCACAAAGTTTGGTAAGTTCAGCCCTTTTATTAATAAAGAAAGCATTACTCAAATAAGTATCTTCAGCAGTATTAATGGGAAAAGCTCTATGCATCTGATCAGCAAAAGCAGTATCTGGCAAACTTTCTGTAGCAGTTTTAGTCAATACTTCCGCTTCTTTAACATAGGCTGGCAATGTATTTAAATCAACAAATCTATACAATTCGCTATAAGAGTTGTCATCAGTAATGTCAAATTTCTTCATATTTCTATTATAGCAATATCTATTATATCAACAAGTCAAATTAATAGTAATATGGTTGACCTGATACAAGTACAAGACTATACTTACTTGTTAATATGGATGTCAAATCTTTATGTAGTAAAGTACATTTACCTTCAGCTGTGGCTCATTTCGGCTGGGAGGTTCCTAAAATGTATAGAAAACTACCAAATCTAGGATGGTATGCCCTTTCAAAAGATGAGCAAATGACATTTAATGCCATTGATTTATTCGCTTATAATCAACCTAAAGAGATTAGGAATGATGACTTGTTATTGATGAGTAGATGCTATCGTTATTATATCAAGGAGCATCCAGACTTGTTGGAAGTACCAGCCAAGTATGCAGAATATATAGAAGCCGGTATTGTTAATGATTATACACAATTAAGAACTAATGAGAAATTGTGGAAGTATAGTAGAATGTGTGCATTAGAGAACTTGATAACTTATAAAGGAAGAAACTATAAATTAAATGAACTGTTAAATGAGTTAGGGATGACTCAATTTATCAATACTGGAGTAGGATTGTTAACTTATAAGATGATAAATAGTAGAGACTTTGCCAGTCTTAAACTGCATAATAGACATGCTAATAAATTGTTAGTACCGACCTATTTCGCACCTAACTACAAGATTGCAACTTTGGAGATATTTGAGATATGTGATATGTCTATAAATGAGATGATTTTCCAAACTGATGGGCCTGGTTGGTATGGTAAACTAGGTACTAATATAGTAGGTAGTATCAGGGACTTGTTAACTAATGAGGGATGTACCTGGTCTAATAAGATAGTTAATTGGGTTGGAGATAAGAAGCTTACACTACATCATTCACTACAACCAACGCAATGTATCGAGATTTGGAGTAATCAAAGTAATTTAGCTACCAATGTAAATCCTCTAACCTTGATTAAATCACAAAATCTGGCTGAACAATTAAAAGGTTGTTTAGGGAATTTGACCATAACTCAATTAGGTGAACTGGAACAAGTAACCAAGACCGATCTAAAGAAATATTGGTTGTCATCAAAGACTAGTGAAGTCAGTATTAGCGGAACCAGATTTACTAGAAACAATGACCGTTACTATTATCAGTCAGGTAAGAATCTGATTGAATATAGTAACTTCGCTCTAGATTTAACCAAGATAAAGAAAGAAGATGATGTTTATTATCAATTTGGACTAGTTATTAAGGAAGGAGAAACCGCAGCTTTCAAGATAAAGAGGAAGGCTTTTCTGAATCATCATACTTTGTTAAAAGAACTATCTGATATTATGCTGGATAGTGGTATGACACCTCCTAACGTATCGCCTAATTATAGAAACTACCTAATAAACGTGATTTATGCGTTTAATCCGATAAATAGGGTGGAGAAATAAATTATTATTCGGCAAGGACCACCTTTTTAATTATATGTATAGTCCCTGCCAAATAATAACTTTGGCAGGGATTTTAATTTATAGCAATTCTACAAATGGAGCTTTGTCATTCCATTTTATCTTCAGTTGTCTCAAAAGACTGTCTAATATAGGTTTAGGTTCACAGCATTCATGAGATTCCAGTAATTCAATTAACTCTAGTCTAGCAACTCCAGTAATACATCCTTCTTTACAAACATCAAAAAGAATATTCCTGATATTACTTATAGTGTTACAACAAGGAGCTAACTCACAATTTTCATCATAGTATAACCTATCAGAATCTTGGTTTAATCCTATAGCTTTAAACCATTCAGTTTGACTAGCATCAACTAAATATTCCACTGCCTGAGCTTTAGCCTCATCATAGCTAAGAAAAAACTGACTAGCTTTCCATCCAGAATTTAGACCTTCCTTGTCCAAGTTTATAGTGTTTAAAACATAGTCAGTAGGGGTTAATACATATTGCTCCCCTTCTTTAGTTAATACACCATAGTAACCAATAACTTCATCTTCATCTACAGTTCCAAAAACAGGTCTGGGAATGTATACCTTGGTACCTATTAAGATTATATCGTCTTTTATTTCACAGTTAATGTTCATAGCTAAAAATTGAGTTTAAGTATGTTTAGAATTTAAGTAGAGGTGGCCCAAATCAATTAAGATTCAAGCCACCTCTTCTCTGACCAATCAACACAACAAGGCAACTGAAATTAAACAGGGAGGTGGTGAAATCAGTAAATAAGGTGATCAACCCTACAATACATTCTGGGTAACAGAGATTGACGCTCTGCCAGATTTCCGCAATCCCCTCCCTATAGAGATACATTATTCGTCACCCTGGCTCAAGAGATGTCACCTCCTAAGCTACTTTGCGGACGAACAACGGGCTTTTGGCCATATCCACTTTGTCCAAGCCTCGGATTTGCACCGACTGTAGCCAGGATTATAGTGGGAAATTCAAATTTGACTAAAAGCTATAAAACTCCTAATCAAGTTATCATACCATAATTAATCAAAATTCTGGTGGAGGGGAGGGGGTATGATAGATAAGTAAAAATTTCCGAATAATGTTTATGTTATTCAAATTATTATACCCTATTTAAGTTTAAGTTAGGTAGAGGGGAGGGAGGGGGACCCTACATCATATTTATCATATTTTAAGGTATAATAAAATGATTAGTAGTTCTTAACCACAACCGCAACATTAAAAATTAAACTTATGATACACGAACTTATTATGATGGTACTGGCGTTGGCTTTCGTATTTACCGTTATCACCTTCTCTGACCTGCTACTCCCTACCCGATCGGGTTATACGAATAACAAGATGCTGAGGTTGGGTTAAATACCTAACCTCAGCACCCTTTTCTTTAGCTATGACTCAAAAACTACCCACTTATATTTTTCATAAGCTTCCATTACTAAAGGAAACTTATCCTGACATATTAATTTAATAGCTTTACCATACTCCTGAATTTCTGCTTGAGCGTGACTATCTTCTCTTAACGTAATAAAGTGAAGTAGATTCTTTAAATCCCAGCAAGCATATATTTCTGTATAAATATTAACAGGCAATACCATCCTAGCCATCTCTCTAGCTATACCTTGCGCCAACATTGATTGATATAACTCATAAGAATAGTGACAATGTTTTATTAATGCTTCTGTAGCTGTTACATCTATTCTACTATAATTTTCTTCTATAGTTGGAATATGATTATAGTGTTCTACAATTGGATTCCATTTATCATCAATAAGATTACCTTGGTTATCCATACCTCCAGTAACTAAACTTCCTTGTTTATTTTTAGTATCTTGCACTCTCCAACTAGAAGGAATATAAAACTCATTAGGTAATTCTGTATATCTAGCACTAACTTCATTTAAATTCTGCATCCTATGACGAACATATTGACGCATAACAAATAGAGGTAACTTGATATTTAATGTAATCTTTACCATCTCAAACGGACTAGTATGCCTATTTTTATAAAGATATTGAATCAGTTTACGGTCACCTTCTATTCCTTTACTAGGTGCTTTATAGCTTATTCTAGCAGCTTCACAAATACGTTCATCATTACCCATCCAATCAATTAATCTTACAAATCCGTGATCTAAAACGTTAATTGTCTCTCCTTTATTCATTTAATGTATTGGTTAACCCAGTTCTCAGTAACTTTATTCTGCTCACTAACTTCTTTATCAGATAATCTAGCTTTGGTAACTTCAGTTTTTCTTCCATCTTCCACTCTAGCATGATTACCTTCAGTTTCTTTAATAAACTTGTCTCTTTTTAGTTCTGCTTCTTTTGATTTTACTATCTTTATATTGTCTAAGTGTTGTTTTCCCATAAATTTAAATAATCTTTTTAGCTAAATCCACTTCTATTGTACCTTCTTTTAACTGTCCTATTTTAAATGCTACACATCTAAATATCTCATTATGTGTGTCTTCTATACTACCAGAGCTATCAATTGGTATGATAGCTCCCTTACTAGCTTCTTGTAAACTCATTAACCATTCAAAACCTTGCTTTATTCTGGCATGATATTCTTTACTTTCAGACTCAAATCTATCAGTAGTCTTTCTTTCTGATATTCTTCTAGCCGTCTCTTCATCAGTAGTATGCAAGACTAAGGTTAAATCTGGAACCAAACCATTAAGCACAAAATGTAGATTAGCGGATATAATATCTTTATCTACAAACTTTCCGAATCCTTGATAAATAATCGTGGACCAATAAAACCTATTACAGATAACTATATTACCTTCTTGTAGTGCAGGTTTTATAGCATCTTTAACTAGTTGTGCGAAAGAAGCAGTCATAAGTAACAATTCTGCTTCAGGACAGATTGGTGTATTGCTAGATTTAAATATCTCTCTAATTTTCTCACCTAATTCTGTACTACCCGGTGATCTAAACGTCTTCACACTAAATCCAGTCTTGTTTAAAGCCTGTCTAAGCAGGTCTACATGCATATCCTTACCCGAAGCATCTGCGCCTTCTGCTATAATAAGGAAACCTCTCTTCTCACCAATAATCGGTATGTTATTCATTAGTTGTAAATTGTTATATTATTTATTGGTCTATGATAGGTTAAAGACATACTTATATTAATTATATTTGAATCACTAGTATCTGGAACAATAGTGATTATAGTATCATTATTAGCATTACATTTATTAAATTCTTCCTGTAATACTCGTAAAAATCCTTCTATTGATTCTCTCAATGATTCAGTATTAAATTCTCCTATAAATGGTAGTAAACCCTGATGTATTTCTAGTTTAATTTTGTCTAATTTACTTTGTTCTAAGCTATTCATAATTAGCAGTTATAAAACTTGGCGGCCTTGGATTAGTGATAAAATCCAAAGCTGCTGTGATCAACCAAGGCAAATTCTTCATTATCGGTAATTTCCCTGCTATTACCTCACTAACTTCAAAGATTCCAACTTCCTCTTCTTCCATAGTTTTTACGTTAATTGGGTCAGTTACTGTATAATAACAATAAACTGTAAAAGGAGTATTATCAGTATCGGTACCAAGCATAATACTGTAATATTTCCAGTCAATTATCTTAACCCCAGCCTCCTCTTCAAACTCTCTTACCATAGTATCGGTAGGAAATTCTCTTGATTCGACCTTACCGCCTACTCCATTCAATAATCCCCTCATCCATTCTGGTTGCTGTTTTCTAATGAGTACTACCTTAGATAGATCAGTAGAAAACAAAAACCCTAGTACATATTTGGTCATATATTTATTTCTTCTTAAGTTCTAATTGACATGTATTCATAATTCATAATTATTTGTTGTTATCTGCTACGAGTTTACACCATCTTATAAATTCTTCTGAGGATTTATCTAATTTCATTAAATTTACATATTTGTGCACCCATTGTATATTTCCTTCAATATAAGCCTTGGAAGAATCAATTCTATCAATAGAAGCATTTCCATCATAACAACCATTTTTTGAATTTAGTATCAACAAAACACCAGATAGAGCACATATAAAATTTTGTTTAACTAATACATCCCACAAATATTGTTTTGTAATTTCAACAGGGATACCACGGCGCTTAGCTCCTCCACACATTGTACACCAATACGTTCCAGAAATATTCCCTACACCACCCCATAAACAATTGGTATGACCTGCTAAATGTGTACAACCACATGTTGTAGTATGTTTAGAAATTAAACTACTACCTCTAATAGAAGCTTCACGTCCACAATTACATTTACATAACCAATAAGCATTTCCTATAACTACTTTATCAAAACGAATTACTTCTAAGTTACCAAATTTTTTACCTAGTAAATCTTTTCTGTGTAAACAACCACAAGATTTTGTATGCCCACTAAGTAACTTTGCTGAAGTTGTTATTGTAGTAACACCGCAACTACATAAACAATTCCAATATTGTTGATGAAATTTATGTTCATCAGCTTTTGAAATAACTGTCAATTTACCAAATATTTTACCTATCAAATTAGGTTTAGTCATATAACTCATATATATCACAGAACATAAAATATGTCAATGCTAAGTGTTATATATGGTTTTTAATTATAAAAGATCACATTTTCCACCACTACATGCTGCAACTGCCATTAAAGCAGTAGTATCTTCCTCTTCTTTAAGTTTCTTATAATCTACTTTCTTAAAATTACTAACTATATCATCCCATTTATCTTTATCTTCTTTAGTAGAAACACTTTCCATAGGAGCTTGTTTATATAACTTGTCTCCAATCTTAGCTAGAAAGGAAACCGCTGCAAAATTTTTCTTATTATTATAAATATATTTAGTAACTTCTTCCCATTCATCATCAGCTACTTGAATAGTACAAGATACATTATGAGTAATATTCTTCTCATTATGTATGGTACTACCTGGCAATACCCAATTTTCCTGAATTAACTTTATATATTCAAGATGCTTTAATGCTGTTAGATCTTCTTTAACTATAGCATTTTCGTCTACACTTAAAGGAAACATAACTACATCATCTGTCTTGTTAGCACTCCATACGCTAGGCTCACACATATGAGGGTTTATACTCTTAAAATACTTATAGATTGGTTCGTGTTTATTACATTGAATCCTTCTAAAGTACTTTCTACTATGATGTGGATGTGCACCAGAAGCACTCATTAATACAATACTGTTAGTTCCTTCTGGCTTAACACAAGTACATCTAGCAGCCGGATTAATACCTAACTTCTTAGCCCATAATTCATTAGTCTTAACAACTAATTTAGAGCCTTCTTGTAACATTTCAGCAGTTAATAGAATATCTGGTGAATCCATAAACCCGGTAATCGACACTCCTAACAAAGCTTCTTTCTCTGTAAGTTCTTTAGTTACTCTAGATAAATAAACCATATCTTCTGTGTACGAAGCTTGTAAAGTACCTAATATCGATGCAGCTTTAGCAGCATTTAAGAAGTCTTGTTTATTCTTAACCTTAGCTCCATTAATTGAACTTAAGTTACAAAACTGAACACCACATCTACCATCTTCAGTAACCGGAATAAACCCTATCTCAAAACAAGGGTTAAATAATTGATGGGGGTGGTCCGCCCAAACAAACCCCGGCTCTCCAAACTGTTTAGTCTTTTCAATTATATCTGTAAACTCTTCTAACGTAGTACTAGCTCTAAGTAATAATACACTATTATTACTTCTAGCTCTTTGAGGTTCGATATGTATCCAGCTAATTGTATTATCCTTAACTAAGAAATCATATTCAAACTTATCAATAACAACTTCATACTTCTCTCCATCTACAGTAACTTTTCCTTCATATTTATTAGTATCCTTGTCAAAATCAAATTTATTATACCTAGTTACTTTAAATAATGTTTTAGCATTAATCAAATCTTGGTCGTTTTTATCAAATATAATGGCACAAGCTGACCTTCTAATACCTCCACTTAATACAGCATCAGCACAATGCATTAAAATATCATAAGCATTAATAGTTTTAAGACTGATTTGCTTATTTTCTTCAATAATTTTATCTAGTAGTTTCTTAACTTTTATGTGAGCTTGCTTTAATCCTTTATAACCAGGAGCTTTGCCGCCGCCGGTCTTTAATGGAGTACCTTCAGGTCTAATCCTACTATAGTCAAACACAATCTTCCTACCAGTATAAGCAGTGTTCTTAAAATAACAGTTCAATAATGCTTCAATAGAGTCTGCCCATCCTTCTATTGTGTCTTCGATTACATAAGTTATTACAATACCGTTCTTATCTTTTTCATTTACTAATTTGGGTAACCTGTTAAGAAAATAATCTGAGATACCAAACCCGACACCACAACCACACAATAGTAAATAAAAAGATTCAGAAAATGAACGAATACTATCTATATGTCTTACAGCACAATTAAACATTCTACTATTATGAGCAAGAATAGCTTTTCCACCAAATTGCATAGAACGCATTGATGGTGTGAGGCCT